CGAGATCGCCGCCCCATTTGAAGCCACCGCCAGCGCCGCCCGTGCCGGATGGCGATGACACAGACTGTCCGCCGCTTCCGAAAATGTAGGCGTACATCTTGGGGAAGCCGGACCATTCGCTGGTCGTTCCCTGACTGTCGACGGCCTGCACCTGATAGTAATAGGTCGTCGCGGGGACGTAGACGCCCGCTACCGGATTCCAATCCGTACCGGCGCAGTTCGTCGCCGTCGTGTCGGTCCAGCAAGTGCCGAAACTGTCAGGCGTGCCGGGCACGTTGGTCGCGAGTTGCGTCCATGTCGTTTTGTCCGTGCTGCGTCGGACGTTGTAGCCGGTGACAGCAAAGGAGCCGGCGACCGCCGCGGGCCAACCTAGCCCCACATTGGGGACGTTCGGTACGTTGTAGCCGACCGAGCCCGATGAGTTCGTGGCCGACTGCGAGTGAAACGTCGAGCTTGCAGGCGCGTTCTGCCCCTGAAAGGTAACGTAGAAGTCTGCCGGAACCGACGGAGCGCCCGCCGCTGCGGTCGTCAGCGATGCGCTCGCGCTTACCGCGTCCGATGCCGCGGCAGCAAGCCTGATCGCCGTGCTGAGAGCGCCTGCGCCCGTTACCGCATCGGTGGCCGATCCTCTAAGCGGTGCACCTACGGGCGCGTTGCCGTTCGGATACCGCAGATGATAGAAGCCGTCCGCGCTGAGTGCCCAGCACGGAACGATGAGGCGAGACGGGCGGTATGTCATGACTTACGGCGCGGCCGTGGTCATGTATCCCGAAAGGGCCGCAGAGAGCGCGGCCAGGTCAATCGATACGGTGATTTCCAACGTCTGAGCCGGCATCACGATTTGTACCGGGATGACGATCTGAGCGCCGACCGTCTGCGCCGGAATGGTGACCGTCGCGGGTGCGTTGAATGTAGACATGGAAGTCGCTCGCCTGGGTGAGATCAAAAGAAGGGCGAGCCAAACGGCCCGCCCATGTGGCTTAGTTGATCGTCCAGGTAAGGGCCGAGATCGCGAAGGACGGCGCAGCATCGCCGCTGTTGATCGTCTTGGAAGTCGTGAGCGCGGCGCGCCACAACAGATTGCCGCCGGTCAGCGCGTCGAACACGCAAAACTCGGTGACCGTACCCCAGGATGCGGTAGGCGAACCGAAAGTGATCGTCGCGTTGTTGCTGGTCTGCCCGCTGGTGCCGCTCGATACTGCGGTCGTGGTGGCGCCCTGCGTGCCTGCCCAACCAGCAAGGGCGGAAGTGACGGCAACGCGGGCATAGCCGGTGCCGGTTTCCTCAGTTCCGCAAGCAGCGGAACTGCCCGTGGTCGTAGCGAGAGCAACGTAGACGGTCGCCGGGGCGGTGAACGTCTGAGCGCGCATCACATAGTCGATTACCTTGTTGGTCAGGTAATTCGACATCGCGCCCGCGTCGGCCAGCGGAGCGAAGGCAACCAAAGCGACTACTGCGCCGAGAGCGACACCGACAAAAGACTTGCGAAAATTGCGAAGCATTGAGAAATCTCCTAGATGAAATTGAAACGAACTACTGAGCGGCGCTCATCTGCGACGCATGGGTCGAGACGGTTAGTGATCCGCCTGCACCGAAGCTCGCGCCAATCGGGTACAGGACTACGGTTGTCGGGTTGTTTGGCAGCGCGACCGCTGCGCCTAGTGGCGTAGTCGGGTTGTTCGCCGCGATGGATACGTTCGATCGCAACGCGGTGTTGTTGCCGGTCCAGCCGATGTTAAAGCCGGTAGGGCCGGCGCCGAGTGCGCTGCTGACGCCGACGGAATTACGGTCTATACCGAAGGTGCTCGGGTAGGTGATGTTTGTCGCCTGGCCCGTCGATGTCGTGCCGCTCGGTGAGCCAGAGTACATCTGAGACCAGCCTTCCATAAGCACGCCGTTGTCGGCCGTCGCTTCGTAGCCGTTGTCAACATCGAGAATGTGGACACGGGTTCCGACAGAACCAATCGCGTAGTTGACCAGGACGCGCTGCTTGTAGGCGTTGAAGTTATTCACCAGCGCATTGCCGGCGATGTTGCCGCTGGCAGCCGATGCAGCGGTGAGCGCGGCGAAGGAACCGACCGCCGTAGATCCGCTGGTGAGCGTCACGTAGCGAAGATCGCCGCTGGTGAAGCGCACGGCATAGAGGCCGGTGCTGTGTCCCCAGGACGCCGCGAGAGTCGCCGTAGTGGCGCCCGAGGCCAGCGCGCCCGAGAACGCTACCGGGAATTGACGCCAGCCGAATATCTTCAGGTCGATGTTGCAATTGCTGCAAATCGTGGTTCCGGTCAGAACTTCGGAGCCTTTGAATTGAAGGTCCGAGCTGGTCACAGCGTAGTGATACTCGCCCTGCACGCTGATCTGATTTCCGCCGAAGTTGAAGCCGGCCGTAAAGCCGCTCCAATCGTTTTGGTAGACCTTCAGATTTGTGAAGCTGATGTCATCGTTCGTCATGAAGCCGTTACCGACGAGCGGGAACGCGACGGGGCTTGGGTTCGTGTCGAATAGGGTGACGTTATCGAACACCATGTTTTGGTAGGGCAGATTGCTCGGGAAGCGCATTCCCCATATCTGCGTACCGTCGACGGTGGCAATTGCCGAGTTGAAAACACAGGTTAGATTCTTGATCGTTCCTGTCTTGGCGCCGCCTGCGAAGTTGACCAGCACATCCATGCAGCCGTCGGGGCGCAGCGAGGTCCAACCGTCGATGGCGGTACCGTTCGTCATTTCGATCTTGAGCGAGAGCAGCGTTCCCGAGCCGGTCGCACTGCGCCGCGTGGCGCCGCCTACATAGACGCCCCAGTCATAACCGTTCGCGATGTGCTGGTGCGCATTGAGTGACGGGTCGCCGTTCTGCAGGTAGATCGCATGCGGAGGCGCGAGCCAATTTGATATGCCGCCCTGGGTTCCGCCGCTCGAATCCTGCAGGTCGCTGTAGCGAAAGAAGTTCGCGTTGACGATGTTCTCGCTGCCGCCCGTGCCGGTGAATCCCATATAAAAGCCGTCGAATATCGGATTGATCCAATTGATATCCGTGGGACCGGCTGAGTTCGATGCCGTGGGCAATGGCGCGTTGGTCGTGACAGAGCCGAGCAACCATTGTGTATCGCAGGAGACGACTACCGGAATGAAGCCGCTCGCTGGCGTGCCTTCGGCAACGAATACCTTGATGTTGTAAAAGTTGAGATGCTTGGCAGCGCCGCGGATGATGAATATCGCGGATGCGTTGGTCGGGCCTGCCCAGTAGTTTGAGCCGCCGCCGCTGAATACATAGCCCTGCGCGACAAGCTCGGCCTTCATCTGCGTATCGCTAAAGAGGCCGGCGACGCCAGCGGCAGGCGCAACGGCATTGTTGAGCGTTACCGATCCAACGTATTGGATACGCGCATTGATCCAAGTCGAATCGACGGTGTTCTGAAAGATGAACGCGCCAATGGTGTTGTTGTCGACCTTGAACACGCCGGCCGGCCCGAAGGTCAGGTTCGTGCCGTTGTGGACGAAGATAGGCTTCGTCGGGTCAAGTCCGATCGCTATCCTGACCGGGCAATTGACATAGAGGATTTTGTTGGTGCCGGCAACCGACTGCATAGCGGCATTGACCGCGCCGGCTGAGTCGGCAGTGCCCGAGGCGTCTACGCCTGGGTAGGTGCACAGATCAACCTGGTTCGTAAGCGTCGCGCCGCCGCCGCCGGTTGCGCCGATGAGCAGCGCAGCCTGGGCGCCCGTGCAATCTGCCTCAGGGCCGGTCGTGGTCAGCGGGTTGCACTTGATCGTACCGGCCGCCATAAGCGCACGCATGGCATTCGTCACAGCGTTCGGCGCAATCGTGTTCACGCCCGCGGCAGAGGTCACCTGCCCGGTGAAGTTCGGCATGTCGCCCGCAGCTAAGCTGCGTAGGCCGATCGTGCCGCTGCTGCCGTTAGGCGTGGCGAGAAACTCATTCGCGGGCAGGCCGCCGGCAAATGCAATTGCTACCGTCTGCGCATCGCCATTGACTTGAGGCGTGATCGAGAAGCCGACAGGCGCGCTAAAGTTGATCGTGTTGAGCGTGCCGCTGCCGGCGCCGCCTGCGCTGATCCCGAGCAGCGATTGCATCTGCGCGACGGTGCAGTCGACGGGCGAGGCAGATGACACGGAGAAGTTACAGGGCACTGTCTGCGCCGGCATGAGCGCGTGCATTTGGTTTGTAAGGACGCCCGCGCTAATCGTGGTCGCATTGCTGCCGGAGGTCGTAGAGACCGGGCCAGTCAGCGGGGCGTAAAGGAACGTGTACAGGTCGGTGAAATTGGAATTGATCTTTTGGAAGGCGGTGCGCGCCGGGTCGCCCGTTCCGTCGTTGGCCGCTGCGCCGACGTTCACAACCTGTTGTGAGCCAAACGCGGGCAAGCCGAGGCCGATCAGCGCGAGCGCGCTGATGAATTTACGAATCAATTGCATTATTGGTTCCTAGATGATCGGCTCTGCATAGCAGCGGCATCGATAGATGCAGCCGGGATGCGCTCTCGCGCCCGTGCGCTTATCGGCAATCGGCGGATCGGCCCAGGCGAATACCTTGCCGTCCAATTCTTGATGGTCAGGGCGAACCGTCGCATCCTGCGAGGTACGCCAAATGTAAGTAGGTGCGCCGGCCGCCAGAGAGCGGGTCTCGGTGAGCGCCGATGCTGTGCGCGACGTTTCCGTGATCGCGATCAATTGCGCCCGCGATGCTGTGACATCGCCCGACGCGAGAATCATGTCGCGCAGTTCGTTTGCGCGGCGCGAGTCGGTCAGCGCTTCAAGCGTGAGCCGCTGCACGCGCTCGCCGGCCTCGATCGGCAGCGAGGTAATCAGTTCAACCTGGGAGTTGAGCAGTGCGCGCATCGAGACGCCTACGTTGGCGTTATCGATATCGAAGCGTAGCTGCGTGCTCAACTCTTGCCCGAGTGAGTGCCATGCTTTGATGTCAGCCTGGTTGACATCCATCAGCATGCGGTGCGCAGTGTTCTGCGCCCAGGGCCGTAACGCCTTCGCGTAGCTGCCGAGTAGATCGAGCAGCGAGGGCATCAAATCGAATTCGAGCGGAGGGTAACCGTCGATCAGTTCGCCGGTATGGCGCGCAACCGCCTCCAATGCCCGAGCATAGTCGCGCTCAGCCCTTCTTGTTTGCGGGACTGCCCTTACCTTTCTTCGCCGGTCCAGCGTTTGGAGCGGGTTTGGGTAGAGCGAGTCCGAGAGCCTCAGCAGTAGGGGCGGGATCGTTAAGAGCCTCTGCGATTTCTTCATCACTGATATTTGTGAACACGCCGGTAGATTTGCCGAGCGCCTTCAATTCCTTCAGGGCCGTAGACCGCGAGATGATTTGCTCTTTGTAGGCCGCAACAATCGCCGCCGTCTTTGTGTTGACAACGTTGGCCGTCTCGACATCGGAAAGCTGCCAAAGATCCTTGAAATCAAGGTCAAATTCTTCGGGAGGCGGCGAACCGAATTTGTTCGTCCATGCGAGCGCGTATACCTTCTCGACGCCAGGCCCCAAGTGTTGAACCTGCTGTTGCTTGATCCCGTCGTAGTACGTGCGGAATCCCGAATCGCCGTCTGAGTTGAGGCCGCCGGGTGACTCACCGAATAGGCGCGTCTTAGGAACCTGCAGCGCGCCGGCAACCTGTCCGCCGAATTGCTCAAGCACTTTGTCCAGGCCGGCGAAGGCGTAGGCATGAACCTCGAATTCATCTTTCGAGTCCATCAACGTCAGGCCCTCGCTGTTCTGCAAGGTCCGAATCATTTCGATATTGGCCGCGAGTCCCGCCAGCGCGTCGCCGCCATTCGCGAGGATCTCGCGCAAGCCTTCAACCTTCATCGTGCGAAGGTGCGCTTTGTAGACGAGCTGAGCGACGCCCGTCGTAGCGCTATCGAATGCGATCAGCCGATCCCATAGCCGCTCAAGTACCGACTGGCC